TTACTGCAAATGAAGAAGAAATTAGGGGTCGTCCAGATTTGTTACTTCAAAACATTTTAGACTACGATGTTGTTTCGACAACAAATACTCTAGCAAGTAGACGTTCTGGAATGTATGCATCCAAACTATATCTACTTGATATTTTCAATAAAGACTACAAAGAATACGACTATGATTATCTAGATGATTTTGATAGAGATGTTCATGTAGACCAGTTTAATAGATATGGTTCTGAAAAGGGCCCTGCTGTATCTGAGTCACTTGATGACTACAATAAGAAGATTACAGAGTATCCAGATGCAACTGTATATCTACAAACAATAGATAGAGATATTCCAGATGGATTGTTCAATCCAGCATATACAGAAACATACGATTACATGGGAACAGACAAATGGTTGCAAAGAAGAAAGTCTCGTTTTGCTTCTTTGAACTCTGCTGTTTCATTAAGACTTAGTGTGTCTGGTAATACTACACTACAGGCTGGTGATCTTATCGGTGTTGTCATCAAAGATAAACTCAATGATGAAGATGACCAAACATTGACAGGCAAATACCTTGTATCTAAATTGCACCACTCATTTAAAAGAGGTGAAGGATTATACAAACATGAGATTCTTATGGATTGTGTAAGAGATACAGTTCAAACCAAATATCCGTCTAAGGGTGTTATTCATACTGATGGTGGTAGTTCAACTGATGAACTTATTCCAAGAGGTGATGCAGACCCTGGCGAGATAATTTTCTAGAGGGAGGGCCAAAAAAACAACTCACTTTGTTATGATTTAACCATTAACTTAACGAGGCAAGACATGACATCCAAACTCAAAAACCGACTACGAAAAATGAACTTTCAAAGAACACCAACAAGAAGGGTAGAGGTTATAAACGATAAGGAGACTAAATACTATGAGGAAATGTATAAAAAAAGAACTATGGAGTTGTTAGGACTACAACATGAAAACATTCAACGAATTACAAGAGGGAGTATACGATCCCAACATATTTAAAGCAATATTTCTAGCTGGAGGGCCTGGCTCTGGTAAGTCTTATGTTGTTCGCAGAACAACTGGTGGATTAGGAATGAAAGTTGTGAACTCTGACGATATCTATGAAAAGATGTTGAAAGATGCTGGATTAGAAGCTTCCCCAGAAGATATTTTCTCTGACAAAGGACAAGAGATTCGTCTTAAAGCAAAAGCAACCACTAAACGTATGCAAGGAAACTTCTTGCAAGGCCGACTAGGACTTATCATTGACGGTACTGGTAAAGATTATGATAAAATTGCAAGTCAAGTTCAAGGACTTAAAAAAATTGGATATGAAACGTACATGATATTTGTGAATACCTCATTGGATACTGCACAAGAACGTAATAGAATGCGTTCTCGTACATTGCCTGAAAAACAAGTAGAGGCAATGTGGAAAGATGTTCAAAAGAACATCGGTAAATTCCAAAGTCTATTTGGTAATAGTGGTATGATTATTGTAGACAATAATGATGCTGGTGAGGATGTATTCAATAAAGTCTGGAAACGATGTATGATGTTAGTTAAGAAAAAGGTAACGAATCACATTGCAAAAAGATGGATTAATTCTGAACTTGCCAAGAAAAAAAGATAAAAAAATACAATAAACCCCCCAGATTTACTCTAAAGTCCTGTTTTTACAGGGCTTTTTTTTGGTTTTTTTTCTAAAAATCGCTTGACTTGTTATGAAAACAATGGTAGCTTGTATATGTAAGTTAGAGAAAGAGAGAATCATATGACGAAATTTGAGAAAGAAATGTTTACTTGGGATGGTATGTATCTCATGTATAAGGGTGACTTCGATGGTGCCCAGATGATGATGGATGTATGTCCAGACGCCCATCCTTCTTGGGAAGGTAAATTGAAACCAGCATTTGTTGCTCGGTTCAAGTATCGTAAACCCTATAAGACTTGGATGAAATTTCTATGTAAGTATGCTACTGTTGAAGAGTATATGACTCTTGCAAAAGAAACTAGTCCTCTGGATGCAATGCGTAAACTTGGTTATGAAGGAGCTTAGTAATGAGAGTATTTTCAGAAGGTGGGTATGATGCCTACAAAGCAGCACTTGATACTGGTGTGATGAATAATGATATCGCAAATAAGTATGCTAACTATGTGACTAAGAAAACTCGACAGATTACACGCAATCGACTACAGAATTCTTATGTCGATAGTGGACGTAACAAAGTATATCAGTCTGAGTTTGCTACAGAACGTAAGTTTCCAGAAGCTCGAGAAGGTATGTCTCAAAAAGAGATTACCAAATATTTCAACCGAATTGTAAAGTCTAAGACTTATCAATCACTGGTTACAAAAAGTGGTAATACAAATCCACGACTTGAGTTTATGAGAGAAATTCGATACAATGTTCGTACTGCTGGTAATGCAACATGGAGTAGGGTTCGGTTGCAACCTTCATGTGGAATGAACAAGTGGGTTGTGTTGCACGAGTTAGCACATACCGCTGGACATATGAACCATGATATTGGATTTAGACAAACTTTGGTAAAACTGATTTCACGGTTCTTAGGAACTGAAGTTGCAAAAGAATTGAAGAGACAATTTCGTGCTCATAAAGTAAAGATGAGTGTGTCTCAAACAATTAAGTCGCCACTAAAGTGGTTAGAAGATTATGAAAAGATGGCTGTGTTGCGTTCAAAAACAAAACGTGCCATCATAGAAGCGAGGCCGATATGACAGTATATCTAGATATGGACGGCGTGATAGCAGACTTTTTCGATGGGTTTGCAAAAGCGTTTGGTAAAGATCATTGGAAGATGATAGAGGATAAAGAGAAGTCGATTGTTAAGTTACAAGGTACTGACTTCTTCAATACGTTGGAATTGTTTCCTACGTCAGAGGCGTTAGTGAACTTTGTAAAAGATACTGGTGATTGGGGTATCTGTTCCTCACCGTTGCGTGGAGACAGAGACAACTCTGCATACTGGAAAAGAGTGTGGTTAACTCGACATGGGTACATGCCACCCATTGAAAAACTTATCTTTACTGGACAAAAAGAAAGGTATGCAACTGAAAGATTTTCTGGTGTACCAAACATTTTGGTGGATGATAAACCAGACAATATCAGTAGGTGGATAAGTAAGGGTGGTATCGGTATCCTTTATCAGGCTAATGAATGCACTCTTGAATATGTAAAACAGGAAATAGAAAATGCTATTCGCAATATATAGAGATTTCGACCCAGAGGATGATTTTTATGATTGTTCTCTGGGGCTACAAATTCACGATGATGGTGACGTAATCAAGTGGGATTGGAGTATCTATAAAAGAGAACCAGATGCAGACTATACTGCTGACTTGAGAATGTATAAAATGTATAGTGAGGTGCATAGTATAGATGTATCACCATATGAACGTGACAAGTCTAAAATTAAAGATATGTTCAGAAAGTGGGTTCTTCTCGACAGACAAGAGAACAATCAGTTTATTGCAGAACAGGATAAGTTTGATGAATGGCATGAAGGCCCACTTTTTTCAAAATAATGCTTGACTTGTTATCATAACAATGGTATTATATAAGGGTAATGAGAGAGGTGATTCGGTATGTTTGTTTTGATTGAGAATGGAAATGTTATTGCTGAGGAAGAATGCTACGGCAATGCGTGTGAACATCAGATGGTGTTGAACGAATGTGAACGTGATGTTATCGTCATGGACGAAAACGAATTTTGGATGCAACAGGCAGAGATTGCTGAAATGCAAGCTGCACATGAGAATGGAGTTAAATTATGGTAGATCCTATTACTAAATTACAGGAAGAATGGTATTTCTTTTCGGATATGCTAAAAAGTCTAGAAAAGAAGAAAGAGAAAACGCCTGGAAATGGTTTTGCAATAATGAAGTGCAAAGAAAAACTTAAAGAGTTGGATGCAATCTTTGATAAGATTGACTATGCAGCACAAATAACTTATGATTGAGGGAGAATGAATATGTGGAATATAATTGGTGCATTATTGACTATTGGTGGTATTATGGCAGTCGCTGGTTCAGCAAATGACTGTGATGGTGCTTGTATAGAGTATGCAAATACTTTTGGTGAAATGTTAATAGTTATGTTTTTTGGGTTGACAGCAATGATTATTGGTGGTATAATATTATATAATGAAAATAAATAAGGAGAGAGAGTATGTTAGTAGTTGATTATGAATGCAGTGAAGCTGTAAATATGAATATGAGTTCTTATAAGGGTGTTATTAAAACAACCTATGACAAACTTGTAGAGATTTTTGGTAAACCTACCTACACCGATTCAGACCCCTATGAAAAGGTAAATGCTGAATGGAGTGTCGAGGCTGATACTGGTGAGGATTTTGTAAAGTTCTCAATCTACAATTGGAAAACTGGTTATATTCCAACTGATGAATATGACTGGCATATCGGTGGATTTGATTCTAATGCAGTTGATGCCGCATATGAGTTAATCAATGCAAGTTGATTATGAAAGATTGATTGATAACGCCAACACGGCGTATCAACGATGTGTAGAGTCTGGTTCTGAGTGGGGCCAGAACTATTGGAAAGGAGTTATTAGTGCGTTACTTAAAAAATCAAAAACGCATTAGTGACTTAGCAGAAGATTATGGTGAGTCTATAGATAATCTATCTATGGACGTTTTGATGGAGGCGATATATAATGAAGGGTATGCACCTACTACCAATCTATTACACGACAAACAAACTGAGCACCAAGAAGAAGAAACGTAAGGTATCTGCAAAGATGCAAAAGTCTCTTGACGAGCATGAAAAGTTTCTGAAGAAAATGGGGTATCAGCCAAAAGAAAATCGAGTAGACGTACCGATTTACGAACTACCTGATTATTCATCTGACCGTCCTAGTTTGCCGACTAGTGACGTTATTGCAGGGCCAAGCATAAAGAGAAAAGTTCCTCATTATGGTGGCAATGTTGTTATAGGACAAGCATACAATAAGGGTGGATTGCAAGTCTTATCTACACAAGAAGTAAAAGATCCAATGACAGGAAAACGAAGATGAGTCAAAATTATTGCACTACAAGAGGACTTGGTTGGGCATTCCTAATCATATCTATTTTTATAGTTGTTTTTCCTATATTAGCTTTGATGATGTTGGTTGGACTAGATGACTACGCTAGATATTGTAATCTAAATATCATGCCGTGTTTCACTAGGACAATAGACTTTCTAAGTTCAACTCTAGGGTGATTATATGACACCTAGAGAGTCAGCAGAGGAAGAAGCAGAAAGAACATTCAATGCATTCGTAACATACAGCAAACGTGGAGTTGTGTGGATATGCGTTGGATTACTTGTTGTAGTATTTGCCTGCAACAATGGAGTCGAAACCGGCTCAGATGCCACAGGAAGTGGTTACAATGGAGAACAGTACAATCCATATAATCTAAATGTAAAGGATAACAAATGAGAAGATTATTAACAACGACAAGTCTTATCCTAGCACTGGCTACACCAGCACTGGCAGAGGATACATCCATCTCAATGTTGAATAAACGTGATGATGGTGCAAAGATGGTATACAGTGAAGATATCGCACGAATTGAAGTTGGTGATACGATTACTTGGACACCAGATTCAAAAGGACATAACGTAGAATTTATTGCAGGCCCAGACGGTTGGGAATCGCCTGCTAAATCAAAACTCGGTAAAGAGTTTTCTTACACATTCGATACAGCGGGCGTGTATTTGTATCAGTGTACACCACACAAAACTATGGGTATGATTGCTATGGTTATTGTTGGGGATGATATGTCTAATCTAGATGATATCAAATCAATGAAAATGCGTGGTAAGTCCAAAAGGAAGATGAAAGAAATACTAGAGGATTTGTAAGATGAAACTTTTAGACAAAATACCAGAGTTCTGTATGAGTCACTGGTTGTTGCGTATACCACTTGCAATAGTCTTTATTCAACAAGGACTAAGTAAATTTCCAGTGACACTAGATGGTGCAGAGTCATTTGACTTACCGTACATCGTCTGGTGGTTTGCTGCTTATGGTGAACTACTTTCTGGTATCGGACTACTAGTAGCTGGTATAGGATCATGGGTTGCATGGGGATATGAAGAGTATGCCGATTTATTGACACGATTTTGTGGTATTACTATTTGTAGTATTATGACAGGTGTTATTTGGGTTGGACAACCAGAAAGTCTTTGGGATGTAATTCTATATGACAATCTACATGTATTCCTATGGGTAGGTGGATTATTCTTTGCACTAAGAGGGAATAAAACCTGATGCATATCAAACCAGTGGACTATAGAGTTGCAACTCTGTTTGTACAGGAAAGACACTATAGTCCAGTGATGCCGAAACTCACTAAACACTATCTAGGAGCCTACCAAGGAGAAGAATTGGTAGGCATCCTTACTTTGGGTTGGGGAACAAATCCAATGGGTACAATCAAGAAGATGTTCCCAGAACTTTCTACATGCGACTATTACGAGATAGGTAAAATGTGCATGGATGAAAAGATGCCACGCAACTCTGAATCACAGATGCAAAGTCTGGTTATTCAGTGGATGAAGAAACACACACCAAATGTCAAATACCTCTACACATGGGCAGATGGTATCGTGGGAAAGCCAGGATATGTGTATCAGGCAGCAAACTTTCTGTACGGTGGTTTTATATGGAGTGATGTATATGTAACAGATGAGGGTGAGAAGGTACACTTTCGTACAATACAACGCAAGATGAAGAAGGTAATGAACCGTATGGACACAAAGTATGGGCCTCGTCCATCAGATGCACATATGGGAGAGCTAGGGTTCTCTAGAGTGTGGGGTAAACAGTTTCGGTACATATATCCTCTAAATAAACGTGCGAAGAAATCTCTAAAACAATCCACAATGGAATGGACAAGAGTATATCCCAAGGACAAAGATTTGCAATGGAAAATCAAGAAGCCAGGCGAAACGTCATATACGATAAGTGACATAATGCCTTATGAACACAGAGGTGACAGTGTACAACATAACTCTAGTAACGTAAACAAGGTTGCAGACAAATATGGAGTATCGACACTAGAAGGATTCTTCACATGAGAATAGTCACCGCTGGACATGTACAACAACTTGTGCCACAACCCACAACTGAACATGTTATCAAAACAAAAAAGAAACCTCGTATTGTAGAACAGACTAGACGTTCTGAAACGAAAAACAAGAAAGAAAAGTAATGAAATATTTTAATGTAATTTTTTGGAGTATGCTGGTGATTGCTGGTATTCTTATGTTCACTGCTACGGATAGACTTGAGAATAGACTTGAGACTATGGAAAATAGAATTGATGAGATAAGTACGAAACTCAAAGATATGACAAATGAGTAATGACGAACATTTCATAGCAACAATAGACAAAGCAAATGATACAAAGGCCTTATGGACTGCGTTGAGTGTTGCTTGGTTTGTTGGTATGTGGTCGGAACAGAACTTTGATCTGATGGTGCTTGTGTCTATGGGAGTATATATATTTCTTAGGGTAAAACAAACAAGGGGATAACAATAATGGTAAAATCTGCCAAAACAGTAGAATATTTGGAACAGAAACATAAAAAACTACACGACAAACTTGAAGCAGCCGAAGCAGAGAAAGCACCAGAACAATATCTCAAAAACATGAAGAAAGAAAAACTTGCATTAAAGGATGAAATAGTCTCATTGAAACTTGCTAATTTCCAATAGTAAAGAAGGTGAATTATGGGTAGAATAACAATTGAAGGACTCAACGACAGACAATACAAACTCATGGATGCCATATGGAGTATGAATAACTATGACGAAGTAATGGCCTTTAGAATAACTCTACATCCGATTATGCGTAGAGAGTTAGATGTGTTGTTAGAACTACTCAGATACGAAGCACTTGAAGACGAAATCATGGCGATGCGAATATTTCCAGAAGCAATGCGAGAAATTAAACGAATACGAAAGAAATACGATGTATAGACCTCTACCAGAATTTGTGACAATCAAGAAGAGTACAATTGAAGGACTTGGACTTTTCTGTGTTGAAGCAATAAAAGAAGACCAGCAGATCGGTATGTCACATTTCTATTGGGGAGAACAACTACAGAGAACGCCGCTGGGTGCATTTTATAATCATTCAGAGAACAATGCAAACATGGTAAAGGTACAATCAGATTCACGGTTCTTTCTGTATGCACTACGAGATATATGGCCAGGCGAAGAACTGACCTGTAAGTACACATTTTATGAAATGATATGATGATAACTGAGGTGGGAAAGAATAAGTGGGCTGTCTTTAACGACAAAGGACGCATCGTTCTTTTGACACACCATAAAGGAGTTGCTCTCAAGGTATTGAAGTATTGTCTTGACAACGATATGGAATATGTTGATGTCAGTAGTACTCATAAGTCATAAATGTAAACCCTGTGATCAAGTGTGGTATACAGAACCACACCATCTCAGAAAACTCTTCTGTCCATACTGTGGAACACTACAGATAGATGAGGACAGAACGGAGTATGAAAAGGTAAGAGGACAAGCGATTGATGAGAATGTGCCGCCCGAAATATGATTGGAGATTTAATATGAGTATGCCACATGTAAGAGAAAAAGACAAGAAACCAACATTGTACGCTGTATGGATAGAAGTAGATACAGGCGAGTTTGATTATGTAAGACGAACACATGACGGAAAGGGATGGGGAATGAGTACACCAGTATTAACATTTTTCCAGAGAGAACATGCAGAATTAGAGGCCCAGAAATGGAATACGGGCCAAGTCGTGAAATGGACATCCTCGTAAATGCTGTATTTATTATTGCATGGGTAATATTTGCCTACATTGGATGGAGATATAGGGATATGTGGAAATGATACTATATGGGTATACCATAGCCTTGCATAGGAGAAACACCAAATGAAGTTTTTAATCGTAGTACTATTCGCAACAATACATGGAGATATATTCATCTTCAACAACCCCACATTCGACACAAGAGAAGAGTGTATGACAGCTGTGGTAGAAAACCCTGATAAACTCATTGCAAGACTTATGCTAGAGTATAATAGACCTATGCCTATTAGAGGAGTTAATTGTGTAGACACAGATACACTTAATGATCTTATGGAAAAGTATAAAGTACAAATAATGCCACGAACAGAAAAGGATATATGATCTATCTATTCTTGGTATGTATGAATATAGGGAATGGATACACATTAATAGACATAGACGAAGGATTCTATACATATGAACAGTGTATGGAATCAATAAAGACCATAGGGGATGAGGCATATTGCGTTTCCAAGTACATAGATCTATAAAGATAGTGGTATTATCCTTCTTTACAACACTGATATGTACTATGGATGATGACGCTATAAGGAATAGACCTAGAGGGGGAAGAGAGGTGCGGAGAAAAATCCCACAGAATCCCAAATAATCCCAGTATTTCCCATTTCATTAAAAAGGCTAAAATAAATGGGGCAACGTGCTCTTCCTATTACATTAAAGTCCGTATTATATCGCACGACCGAATTTTTGTCAAGGACTTTTTTAGCTATTTTTTCACTTTTTTTCTCATAAAAGGCTTGACATTGCTACCGAATCAGGGTATACTGTAAGTATAGAGTGAGTGATTCGGAGAGAAAAAACATGGCATATATCAACGCAGAACAAGTTAAATCAATTAGGCTTGCTTTGAAAGCAGCATTTCCTGAGTATCGTTTCAGTGTAAAGAAACGACACCATTCAGAGGTTGCTGTAACTGTTACCAAGGGCCCTGCCTTTGAAGTACAGACTGTGTGGCATCATGGACAGGATCAGACTGTCGACCTTAATGGTGATGATGGACACAACATTAACCACTATCATACACAATGGTATGGCAAGTACCAGACATTCTTTGATCGTATCGTAACTATTATCAAGACAGCACCTTTCATTTCTGGTACTGCTGATGAGTTGTGGTTCGACAAAAGTGATTCGCAAAGTGACTACTTTCACACTGCATATTACATGAGTGTGGGTGTAGGTGCGTGGGATAAGGCGTATGAAGCTACTGCTTAAGTTACTGTTTTTACTGGCTATTATCTACGGAATATCTTTTCTGTATTTAATAGCTATTTTTCTTTAAAAAGGCCTTGACATGGGGGCTGGTTGTGGTATACTAGCTATGTTAGAGGATAAGAGATAGGAGTTTATATATGATGAATTTAATTATTGATGAGTTATCTACGAGTGTTGGACAAGGTATCTTCTCTAGTAAGAGAAGTGCTATTAACCATGAGGAGATGCA